TAGAAGGTCGTCCGGCTCAGACTACGTACAATTTCCGACCCGATCGCTCGATTCAGGAAATAGACAGACGGCCGCCGATCCCGCCGGCGGCCGTCGTCGTTCCCGAGGTTCGGCCGGCCGGTCTCGAGGGCCTACCGCTACGGTCCCGTAGCGCGCCGGGTCGAGGTTCGGATCTCGCGTCGTCGGAGACCCGACCGGTAGATTGCACTCCGGGCGCGTGGCCGCCTGCCTTCCGTGCATCGACCCGAAGGACCGAAGATGCCGCTCTCCGGCCGGAAACCGAAGCCTCCGGATCAGATCCGAGGCCGTAATCCGCGAGCCGACTGGACGGACGTACCGAATACGCCGTTCCTCGACGGTCCGCCGCTACCGAGAACGCCGAACCGGAAGCCGCCGGTCGATCCGCCGCCGCCGTCGAGACCGCTCGGCGCGCCCGGTCAAGCCCTCTGGGATCGAGCCTGGCGGGATAGCCAGGTCACGCCGGACGCCGACTCGCTTCTCCTTCTCTGCGAACAACTCGACGAGCGGGTAAGCCTTCGGATCCGCGTCCTTCGAGAAGGCGACTGGCACGAACGCGAAGCGCTCCGGAAGCTCGACCATCAGATCACCGTTTCGCTCCGGCTTCTCCGGCTCGACGGCGCGAATCACCGGCCGATGGTCTGGCCGGCGCCGACGAAGCGGTGGTGGAAAGCGCTCGTCGCTATGCCGCACTGCGTTCTATGGGACGAGCCGGAGTGGCAGTTCGCCGCCGATACCGCCGTTCTCGTCGCCGCGTTCCATGCCGGCGACCTTCGCCTCGCTTCGGAGATCCGGACTCGGGAGAAACTGATGGGGACGACGGCGGACGCTCGTCGAGACCTACGGATCCGCTACCGGGATCCCGACTCCGGCGCCGAGCTCCGAGAAGCCGATACCGCCTCGGTCACGGCGATGGAGACCTACCGGAAGATGGCGCCGTGATCGCCGAGGAACTCGAAGGGCTCGCCGTCCCGCTCGACGAGCTCTCGCTATTTCCCGGCAACCCGCGCCGCGGCGACGTGGACGCCATCGCCCGGAGCCTCGAAGCGTTCGGCCAGGTGAAGCCGATCGTCGCGACCGTCTCCGGCGTCGTCGTCGCCGGGAATCACACGCTCCTAGCCGCTCGGCAACTCGGCTGGCCGAGCCTGGCCGTCGTCCGGGTCTCCGACGACGAGACGAGAGCGGCCGCGCTGGCGCTCGCCGATAACCGAACGGCCGAGCTCGGTAGCTACGACCCGATCGCTCTCGCCGAGTTGATCCAGAGCGTCGCCGAAGCCGACGAGGCGCTACTCGAAGCGATCTCCTACTCGGCTCAGGATCTCGAGGACCTTCTGAACTCGCCGGCCGTCTCCGGCGCCGCCGGCGAGGCGCTACCGGCCGAGGTCGACGACGTACCGGACTCGGCGCCGGAGCTCACGTCTCCGGGCGATCTCTGGCTTCTGGGCCCTCACCGGCTTCTGTGCGGCGACTGCCGGTCGCCGGCCGACGTGGCGCGCGTCCTCGACGGCGCGACGGTCAACCTCGCCGTGACCTCACCGCCGTACGCCGAGCAGCGCGACTACGACGAGAGCTCCGGCTTCGTCCCGATCCCCGCGCCGGATTACGTCGACTGGTTCGAGCCGGTCGCCGCGAACGTCGGCGCGCATCTCGCCGAAGACGGTTCCTGGCTGATCAACATCAAGCCGCCGGCCGACGGTCTCGATACGGACCTCTACGTCGTCGACCTCGTAGCGGCTCACGTCCGGCGCTGGGGCTGGCATTTCGCGACCGAGTTCTGCTGGGAGCGCGTCGGCTTCCCGAAGGGACCGTTTCAACGGCTGAAGAATCAGTTCGAGCCGATCTACCAGTTCGCGAAGTCCCGGTGGAAATTCCGACCGGATAACGTCCGGCACTTCAGCGAGGAAGCGATCATCGCGAAAGGCGTCGGCGGGACGAAGGACCGGCTTACCGATCTCGCCGACCTGCAGGGCCAGAAGTACGACGCCTTTCCCGGCATGGTGCAAGAAGGCTGGGCCTATCCCGGCAACCGGCTTCCGACGTTTCAGGGATCCCATCAGGCGACCGGTCACGCCGCGGCCTTCCCGGTCGGCCTGCCGGCGTTCCTCGTCCGTCTGTTCACGGATCCCGGCGACTACGTTCTCGACCCGTTCGCGGGATCCGGCTCGACGATCCTCGGCGCCCACCAAGAAGGCCGAATCAGCTTCGGTATCGAATTGAGCCCTCGGTACGTCGATATCGCCTGCCGGCGCTGGCAGCAGGTCACCGGGATTAAGCCAGTCGCCGAGGGGACCGGCGAGGCTCACGACTTCTGCGGCTCCGATGGCTAGGCCGGCCGTCACTTCGCTTCCCGAAGATCCGCCGGCCTTCACGCTCGGCTGGGAAGTCCTCTGGTGGACGACCCGCTTCATCCGTCAGCCCGACGGTCCGAACGTCGGCGAGGAATGGCGGTTTACGCCCGAGCAAGTCCGCTTCATCCTTCAGTGGTACGCGATCTCCGAGGAAGGCCGCTGGCGTTACGTCCGCGGCGTCCTCCGGCGCTCGAAAGGCTGGGGTAAGACGCCGCTCGTCTCCGCGCTGGCTCTCGCCGAGCTCTGCGGTCCGGTTCGCTTCGACCGGTTCGCGCTCGGCGGCGAGACGAGACCGTGGCGGACCGAGCCCTACGAAGCCGGCGAAGTGATCGGCCGGCCGGTAGCCGCCGCGTGGGTTCAACTCGCCGGCGTGAGCCTCGATCAGACGAAGAACACTATGAGCATGGTCCTGGCTATGTGCGCCGAGTCGCCGATCGTCGAGGCCTACCGGCTCGACCTCGGCCTAACGCGGATCTACACCGGACACGGCGGCCGGCTCGAGCCGATCACGGCGTCCGCGCCGACGGCCGAGGGCGCGCGGCCGACGGCGATCTATCAGGACGAGACGCAGCACTACAACGACTCGAACCGCGGAACCGAGCTCGATCGGGTCGACCGACGGAACCTCTCGAAGACGGGAGGCCGGCTTCTGGAAACGACGAACGCCCACGCGGCCGGCGAAGACTCCGTAGCGGAGCGCTCCTATAAGGCGTGGCTCGCCGGCGAAGAAGGCCGGTCTCGAACCTCGATGCTCCTTTACGACTCCCGAGAGGCGCCGCCGGATATCAACATGGCGGACGAGGACGACCTGATGTCCGGTCTCGAGGCGGCCTACGGCGATTCCTACTGGGTCGACCTGACGCGGATCCGGGACGAGGTATGGGACCCGTCGACGCCGGCCTCGGATAGCCGGCGCTACTTCCTGAATCAGATCTCGGCGGCCGTCGACGCGTGGATCGCCGAGCCGGAATGGGCAGGGTGCGCGGATCCGACGAAGGTCGTTCACGTCGGCGATACGGTCGTGCTCGGCTTCGACGGCTCGCGCCAGCGGACGAAAGGCGTTACCGACGCCACGGCGCTGATCGGTTGCCGGGTCTCCGACGGCCATCTATTCGAGATCGGCGTATGGGAGCAGCCGCTCGGACCGGCCGGCGTCAACTGGGCGGTCCCGCAAGCCGAGGTCGAGGCGGCCGTCGATATGGCCTTCTCGACGTGGAACGTCGTCGGCCTGTTCGCCGACCCGACGCTCTGGGACGGCGTAGTAGCCAACTGGGAACGACGCTACGCGCGCCGGCTCCGCGTTAAGGTCTCGGCGCAGCGGCCTATGTCGTGGACGACCGTGCAGGCCGGCTCGACGAGCTCGCGTATGGGTCGAGCGCTTCAGCAGTTTCAATCGGCCGTCCTCGATCGGCAGATGACGCACGACGGTAGTTTCAAGCTGACGCAGCACGTCCTGCACGCTCGACGCCGGCCGACCCGGACCTCGATGGCGATCGGTAAGCCGCACGAGGACTCGGCTCAGAAGATCGACGCCGCCGTGGCGGCCGTCTACTGCTGGCAGGCGCGGCTAGCCGCCGTGGCCGCCGGAGCTTTCCGTGAGGAATACATAGCCAGGAGGATCCGCTAATGAGCCTCGTCGATATCCAGTCGGAGACGGCCGGCGCGCCGGGAACGCCGGCATGGTGGCTGGCTCGTCTCCTTAGCGGCCTCTCGGCGCAGGCGTCGAAGGCGTCGCGTCTCGATACCTACTACCGCGGCGAGCAGGGGATTCCGGTTCACGCGAACCGGTCCGTCGCCGAGGCCTATAGCCGGCTGATGGCGATCTCCGGAACGGACTTCGCTCTCCTGATCGTCGAGGCGATCCGGGAACGGATGTCGCCGGGAGGCTTCCGGACCGGAGCGACGCCGGACCGGCGCGGCGATACCGACGCGTGGGCCATCTGGCAGGCGAACGGCCTCGACGCCGACTGTGATCTCGTCCACCGGTCGATGCTCGCTCTATCGGCCGGCTATACGATCATCGGCCGAGACGAGGAAACCGGCGAAGTCGTGATCACGCCGGAAGATCCGCGGCAGGTCTATGCCGAGACCGATCCGATACGCCGGCGTATCGTTCGAGCGGCGATCAAAGTCTTCTACGACGACCGCCTCGGCGCCGATCGGGCCTTCCTCTACCTTCCCGGTCGGCTCTACCGGGCGATCCGGACGCCGACCGGCGTCGACTTCGGAGACCTGTCGGAGAGCTTCGACCTCTCTGGCTGGGAATGGGAGACCTCGACGGCCGAGATCATCCCGAGCCGGCGGATCCCGGTCGTCCCGTTCCTGAATCGGCCGGACATCTTCGGCCGGCCGATCGGCGAGTTCGAGCTCGTGATCCCGATCCTCGACCGGATCAACTACTCGATCCTGAACCGGCTTGAGATCGCCACGCTTCAGGCCTTCCGTCAGCGGGCCGTGAAGGGCCTTCAGCAGCGCGACGCCGAGGGGAACCTAATCGACTACGACAATGTGTTTGCCGCCGATCCTGGCGCCTTGTGGCAGCTACCGGAGACGGCGGAGCTCTGGGAGTCCGGGCAGGTCGACCTCGGACCGATCCGCTCGGCGATCCGGGACGACGTGGAGCATCTCGCCGCCGTCTCCCGGATGCCGGTCGGCTACCTGCAGCCCGACGCCGAGTCGGCCGCCGGCGTCGAGTATCAGCGCGAGGGTCTCGTCTTCACCGCCGAGGACCGATGCAAGCAAGCCGGCGAGTCGTGGGAACAAACGATGTCGATCGCCTTCGAGATCGCCGGCGACTTCGAGCGGGCGAACCGCTCCGGCATGGAAGTGATCTGGAAATCGGTCGAGCGGGCGACGCTGACGCAGCGCGCCTCGGCCGCCTCGCAGGCGCAGGCCGCCGGCCTTCCGTGGCGGGCCTCTATGGAGATGTTCTTCGACGCCTCTCAACAGCAGATCGACCGATGGGAGGCCGAGCGCGCCGCCGAGACGATCCGGAACGCCGCTCTCGCTCAGACGTTCTCGACGACGCCGGCGCCGGCTCCGGTCCCGACGACGCAGGCTTAGTGCGTCGCTATGACCATCGCCGAGAACCTCCTGCCGCTAGCGACGAGCCTCGACGAGCTTCGCCTTCTCGAAGGGAATCCGCGGCGCGGGAACGTCGACGCGGTAGCTCGGAGCCTGGCGCGCTTCGGGCAACTGAAGCCGATCGTCGCTCGTCTCGACGGAACGATCGTCGCCGGGAATCACACCTTCATGGCCGCGCGGCAACTCGGCTGGACGCATCTCGCCGTCGTTCGGACCGACGCCGACGAAGCGACGGCGAAGGCCTTCGCGCTCGCCGATAACCGGACCTCGGAGCTCGGCGGCTACGACGAGCAGGCGCTACTAGACCTCCTGACCGAAGTGCAGGAGGCCGACGAGTCGCTTCTCGCCGCGGCCAGCTTCGACGCATCCGATCTCGAGGACCTTCTCGAGCGACTGTCGCCGCCGGCGCCGCCGGTCGCCGTGGATCTCGACGACGTACCGACGACCGCTCCGAAGATCACGAAGCCCGGCGACCTCTGGCTACTCGGTCCGCATCGCCTTCTCTGTGGGGACTGCCGGAACGTCGACGACGTAGCCCGCGTGCTCGACGGCGACCCGGCGAACCTGGCGATGACTTCGCCGCCGTACGCGCAGCAGCGCGACTACGACCCGTCGAGCGGGTTCAAGCCGATCCGGCCGGACGACTACGTGAAATGGTTCGAGCCGGTCGCCGCCAACATCGCCGCGCACCTAGCGACTGACGGATCGTGGTTTCTGAACATCACACCGGGCGCCGAGGATCGTCTTCGCCGGCGCTACGTCCTCGATCTCGTCGTAGCGCATCTCGACTGGGGCTGGCTCTATCACGACGACTACGCGTGGCCGGCCGGACAGATGCCGCTCGACCCGCGCCAGAGCGGCCGGTTCAAGCAGGGCTTCGAGATGATCTACGGCTTCGTCCAGTCGAGGGCTCATAAGTTTCGGCCGGAGGCCGTCATGCATCCGAGCGACGCGGCCTTTACCTACGGCGGCCTCGACGCCCGGATCAGCGTCCGCGATCAGCAGGGCGATCCCGAGCTAACTCGCCGGACGAAGCTGCAGGACGCCGGTCCCGGTCTCGCGTTCCCGTCGACGCTTCTCTCGAAGCTGGCGAAGGATCGCCAGACCGGCCACACCGCCGCCTTCCCGGTAGCTCTCCCGCGCTTCTTCGTGAAGGCCTATACCGACGCCGGCGATCACGTCCTCGATCCCTTCGTAGGGTCCGGGTCGACGATCCTGGCCGCACACGAGACCGGCCGGATCGGACACGGGATCGAGCTAAGCGCCGGCTACGTCGACGTAGCCTGTCGCCGGTTTCAGCAGGTCACCGGCATAAAGCCGATCCTCGACGGGACCGGCGAGACCTACGACTTCGAGGCGGCGACCGATGCCGGCTCGTAGCGACGTAGAAGCGGCCGCCGTCGCGTTTCAGACCTATCTCCGGTCGCTCTCGAGGTCGACGCAGGCCTACCTAGCGGTTACGTGGGAGGCGCTACCGGGAATGACCGAGGCGATCGCGTGGGACTGGGCGGCGCAGGTCGCGCCGGTCGTCGAGCGCGCTCAGGGTCTCGTCGCCGGCGCTACCGACTCCTACGTCTCGATCGCTACCGGCGAACCGGCGGCCGGCCTCGCCGCCGAGGACTTCTCGTCGGAGAAGCTTCGCGGCGTTCCGGCGGCCGAGCTCTGGACGAGACCGCCGCGCGAGGTCTGGTGGCAGCTATCGAAGGGAGCGGCCTTCGTCGCCGCGATGCGGATGGGTCTCGACCGGGCGAAGGATCTCGCCGCTACGAACCTTCAGCTAGCGCATACGCACGCGTTTCGCCTCGTCGTCCCGACGCCGACCTTCCGGCGAAAGACGCGCGCCGGCGGCTGCGACCTATGCGTTCTCGCCGCCGGCCGGCCGGCGAAGGCCTCGGAGCTCATGGCGATCCACGCGCACTGTCACTGCGTGGCCGTTCCGGTCGAGCGAGGCGCCGATCCCGGTCCGATGACGAACGCGGCGAACCGAGCGACGGCGGCGAAGGCCGAGGCCGAGGGGACGGAGGTCGCCGTTCACGAGCACGGCGAGATCGGTCCGGTCCTCGGTCGAGCCGGTAACGACTTCGCCGGTCCTCACCGGGTCGCTTCGGCGAAGCGCGTCGACGAGCAGGCGACCGCCGTCGAGTCCGAAATAGTGGGGTAGTAGCGAAATGAAAGCGAGTACGACAAGATGGAACAGCAGCCGGAAGGCTCCGAGCCCGAGACGGGCGCCAGCGAGAAGCCCGAGACGGGCGAAGCCGTGAGTCCAAAGTCCGAGACGGACTCGAGCCAGAGCGACGCCGATTACTGGCGGTCTCAGGCCGATAAGTACGAGCGCCGAGCGAAGCGGAACGCCGAGGCGGCCGCCGAGCTCGAACGGCTCAAGCGGGACTCCATGAGCGAACAGGAACGGGTCGCTACCGAGGCCGCCGACCGCGCGGTCTCGGAGGTCACGGCTCGGCTAGGAGGTCGGCTTGTACGAGCCGAGATCCGCGCCGCGGCCGAAGGACGGCTCAGTGCCGATCAGGTCGACGTTCTCGCCGACCGGCTCGACATCGGAGCCTTCCTGACCGCCGAAGGCGACGTAGACGAGTCCGCCGTCCGTCAATTCGTCGGCTCGATCGCTCCGGCGCCTCCGACGAACGGCGCCGGCGGTCCGGTCTTTCCGGATCTCGGCCAGGGCGCTCGCGGCGTTCCGCTTCCGCTCAACGGAGATCCTCTAGAAGACGCCCTCCGGTCGAAGCTGAACCTCGGAGGGCGCTAGGAACCTAACGAGAGGACGCCGCTATGGCGATCACCGCACCTAGAACCCGCGCCGACTTCGCCGGCTTCCTTCCGCCGGAGATGTCCGCTCCGATCTTCGAGCGGGCCGCGAAGGCCTCCGTCGCCATGCAACTGGCGCAGCAGGTTCCGCTCGGCGCCGAGGGGAAGTCGATCCCGGTCGTGACCGGTCGGCTCTCGGCCGGATGGGTCGCCGAAGGCGCGGCGAAGCCGGCGAGCGAAGCTGCTCTCGCTCTGAAGACGATGACGCCGCACAAGCTCGCGACGATCGCCGTCGTCTCGGCCGAGGTCGTCCGGGCGAATCCCGGCAACTACATGCAGATTCTCCGGAATCAGGTCGGCGAGGCCTTCGCGATCGCCTTCGACTGGGCGGCTTTCCATGACGCCGGGCCTACCGGCGTCGCCGGCGGCGGTCCGTTCTCGACCTGGCTCGATCAGACGACGACCGCCGTCGAGATCGGCTCGACGACGCCGGCCGGTGGCGGGATCCACGGCGACTTCGCCGCCGCGCTCGCCGCGCTCGTCTCCGACGGAAAGCGGCTGACCGGCTGGGCCCTCGATAACGAGCTCGAGCCGGTCCTCTGGTCGGCCGTCGACTTGAACGGCCGGCCGCTCTATATCGACCTCCCGACGGACGACACGTCCGGCGCGCTGGCGCGTCAGGGTCGACTTCTCGGCCGGCCGTCGTACATGGGTGAGATCCGGGACGGGACGATGATCCTCGGCTACGGCGGCGACTGGCAGCAGGCGGCATGGGGAGTCGTCGGCGGGATCTCCTACGACGTTTCGACCGAGGCGACCGTCACGATCAACGGCCAACTCGTCTCCCTGTTCGAGCACAACCTCGTCGCCATCCGCGCCGAGGCCGAGTACGGCTGGCTCGTCAACGACGTGCAGTCCTTCTGCCAGTTGACCGACGCCGTTACGCCGTAGGCCGAAGGGAGACGAGATCGTGGCCGCACGTAAAGGCGCTCCGAAATTCAAGGCCTACAAGAAGTCCGCCGCCGGTCCGCCGTCGAATCCCGGTCGGAAGTATCGCCAGGATCAGCGCGCCGGGAACTCGGCCAGCCAGTCGAAGGCGGCAGGTAGGCGAAGCCGTGACAAGAACGGCCGTTTCAAGTAACCGGAGGAACTAGCGATGCCAGAGGAACCGAAGGGACCGACGACCCGTCAGACGACCGGAGCGCATCGCTCCGACGACGAGAAGGCGAAGGACGAGAAGGACGCCGAGAAGGCGAAGAAGGACTCGGAGAAGGCCGAGAAGGACGCCGAGCCGGCGACCGTCACGAACGACTCCGGCACGAAGGTCCGGGCGCCGAAGCGAGTTACCGAGAAGCTCCGAGGTTTCTCCTGATGTCCCTACCGCCGCTGGCTACGCCCGAGCAACTCGCCGCTCGCCTCTCGATGGCTCCGCCGTCGGCCGAGCGGATCGACGCCGCGATAGCGGACGCGTCGGCGGCGGTACGGCGCTATACCTCGCAGGAGATCACGTACCGGATCTCGACGGTCCGGACGAAGGTCGTCCCTCCCGGCGTCCTGATCCTCCCGCAGCGGCCGGTAACCGAGATCGTCGAGGTCCTCGGCCTCGACGGCTCGCCGGCGGCGTATCGTCATAACGGTCTAGGCGTCCTCGAAGTCGCCGCGCTCCGGAACGTCGTCCTCGATGCGACCTACGGCCACGGCTACGACGAGATCCCGGACGACATCGTGGCCGTAGTTTGCAACGTGGCCGCGCGGACGCTGGGAACCGGTCCGGAGACCGGCGGGCTTACGCAGGAGTCGATCACGAACTATTCCTCGACCTACGGTCCGGTCGGCGCCGCCGGTCCGGTCGGGATCTTCGCCGAGGAAAAGCGGACGCTCGACGCCTATATCGTGCCGGCCGGTCCCGTCTGGATGGCTCCGGCGTGAGTCCGCTCGCTCGCTTCCTCGTCGATACGGTCGAGCGCGTCCGGCCGGTCTGGACGATCGACCGCTACGGGAACTCGGTCCCGGACTACGACGCCGGCGACCGTCTCGAGCTCGCCGGCTGGCTTACGTCGACCTCGACGACGGAGACGACCGGCGGCCGGCAGGCGATCACGACGCAGACCGAGCTCACGCTCGCCGCCGGCGCCGATATCGACCTCGCCGACCGGATCGAAGCCGACGGTCGGGTCTATCGGATCATGGGCGATATCGAGCACGCGAAGCGACCGACCGGCGAGCATCATCTCGTCGTCCGTCTCGAGCGGGTCGAGGGCTAGCCGTGGCCGTTCAACTCGACTACTCGGCGAACCGGAAGGGAATCGGCGAGATGCTGAAGTCCGTCGGCGTCCTGCTCGATCTCGAGCGGCGCGCTCGACGGGTCGCCTCGGCCGCCGGTCCCGGTCACGAAGTCGACGCCGCGAAAGGCCGGACGAGAGCTCGAGCGCAGGTCCGGACGAGCACGCCGGCCGCCGCACGCCGAGAGCGGGAGACCCACGCTCTAACGGCCGCGCTGGACGCCGCCCGGTGAGCGCGCCGCTGATCTTCCCGGACGTGGCCGAGATCGCCGTAAAGGTCTCGGTCGCCGGCCTCGACGCGCTCGGCCTCTCGGTCCCGGTCGGGACGCGGGTCCCGTCGCCGAGGCCGCCGGAGTTCGTCCGGATCTCCCGCGCCGGCGGGACGCGGCGGAACCTCGTAACCGAGGACGCCCGGATCGCCGTCGAAGCGTGGGCGCAGGCCGCCGAGGACGCCGCCGATCTCGCCGAGGCGGTCCGGTCGATCCTCCACTCGATACGAGGGACCGTCGTCGACGGCGTTCCCATCTACCGGGTCGACGACGCCGAAGGTCTCGCCGACGATCCCGACGCGCTGAGCGATCAGCCTCGATACCAATTCGCGCTCTCGCTAACGGTGCGCGGCCGTAAACCCGAAGGAGGCCTCGATGCCTGACTCCGATGCCGTACTCGTAGCCCTAACCGGAGCCGTCATGTCCGCGCCGGCCGGCACCGCAGGACCGGCGGACCCTACGACCGCGTGGGCGGCCGGCTGGCTCGACCTCGGCTGGATCTCCGAGGACGGCGTTACCGAGGGCTACGCCGACGACTCAAACGAGATCAAGGCGTGGCAGGGCGGGACGACGGTCCGGACCGTGATCACCGGCTCGACGGCGACCTACCACTTCGTCGCGATCGAGACGAGCGAGGAAGTCCTCGCTCGCTACCACAAGGGAGCCACGGTCACGTCCGGCGTCGGCTTCTCGACGATCGAGATCAAGGGAGCTCAGCCGGACATCCGAGCGTGGGGCTTCGATATCGTCGACGGCTCGAATCATATTCGGATCGTCGTAGCCCGCGGCGAAGTGACCGAGCGCGGCGAGATCACCTACAACAACTCCGACGCCATCGGCTACGAGATGACGATCACCGCCTACCCGGACGATAACGGCGTCGTCGCCGTGAAGATCGTCGACGCCGACGGCTTCGCCGGAGCGCTCGCCGCTCGAGGGACCGAGGGCGAGGTCCGGACCGGTCCGGACGGCCAGCCGATCGAACCGCCGCCGGCCTACGATCCGGAGACCGAGACCGATCCGGCGACCGGCCTCCCGCGCCGTGAGCCGACCGGCGATCCGTCGCAGGCCTACGAGATGCCTTCGCTGGCGCAGGGCTAGCCGTGGGCGATGTCTTCGACCTCGACGCTCTGGCTAACGAAGCTCGCGGCGAGCCGTTTCACTTCCGGTTCGATGGCCACGAGTACGACCTGCCGGCGCGACCCGATATCCGCTTCTTCGCCGCGCTCGACGCCGAGAAGCTCAACGACGCGCTCCGGATCCTTCTCGGCGCCGAGCAGTGGGAAGCGATCATGGCTTCGCCGGCCGCGCTCGACGATCTCACGCTCGGCGGCCTTCTCCGGGCCTACCTCGCCTTCGTCGGAGTCGAAGTCCCGGAATAGCGCGCCTGTACCGGCTCATAGTCGAGAACGGACAGGCGCTCGAAGCGGACCTAGCTCGCTACTACGGGATCGAGCTCGCCGGCGTGACGACCGGCGAGCTCTCGCTACGGCGCCTCGGAAGCCTCGTACGCGGCCTGCCGCCGGACTCGGCGACGGTCCGGGCGATCCTCGGCGAAGACGCGCTCTGGGGACTTCCGGAACACCTTCTCGCGCGTATCCTCGACACACTGGCCGGCGCGAACTGGCAGCGAGCCGGAGCGAAAGGTCCGAGGCCTCGGCCGGTACCTCGACCCGGTACCGAACAGCGTCAGCGATACGGCCGGACCGACGCCTCGCCGAGCGAGGTAATGGACTTCCTACGCCGGTTCAAGCCGGTACCGGAGGGCTCGGATGACGATTGAGGTCGGAACCGCCGTCGTCTCGCTGATCCCTTCGGCGCGGGGCTTCTCCGCGGCCGTCCGGAAGGAGATCGGCGGCGACGTGACGGCGGCCGGCGGCGCGGCCGGTTCCGACGCGGGCGATTCCTTCGTGAAGGGCTTCACCGGGAAGCTCTCGACGATCGCGAAGGTCGGCGCCGTCGGTCTCGCTGGCATCGGAGCGGCGGCGGCCGGCTTCGGCGTGAAGATCGCCGGCCAGAACGAACAGGCGCAGATCAGCTTCGAGACGATGCTCGGCTCGGCCGAGAAGGCGCAGAGCTTCCTAACCGACATGAAGAAATTCGCGGCGACGACGCCGTTCGAGTTCCCGGAGCTTCAGGAGGCCGCGTCGAGCCTGATCTCCGTCGGCGTCGACTCGTCGAAGGTCCTCCCGATCATGAAGAACCTCGGCGACGTGACCTCCGGGATGGGGACCGGCGCCGAAGGCGTCAAGCGGGCGACCGTCGCGCTTCAGCAGATGTCCGCCGCCGGCCGGATCACCGGCGAAGATCTGAATCAGCTACGAGACGCCGGCGTTCCCGTCTTCGACCTTCTCGCCGCCGCTACCGGGAAGTCGAAGGAAGAACTCGCCGGGATGGCGCAGTCCGGGAAGCTCGGGAAGGCCGAGCTCGACGCGTTGATGGTGGCGCTCGAATCCGGTAAGGGTCTCGAGCGCTTCTCCGGCCTGATGGAGAAACAGTCTCAGTCGCTTACCGGGATGATCTCGACGCTGAAGGACACGGTAGGTCAGGGTCTCGCCGACGCGATCGCTCCGGCGATGCCGGCGATTAAGGACGCGCTCGGCGGCCTCTCCGGATCGCTCGGCGAGGCGATGAAGACGGTCGGGCCGCTACTCGGCTCCGTCGTCGGCTCGCTCGCTACGGCCTTCGGCGCGCTCGTACCGGTTATCGCTCCGGTCCTCGACATGCTCGGCGGAATCTTCGCGACCGTAATCGCGTCGCTAGCGCCGATCGTGCAGGAAATGACGCCGTGGCTCGCCGAGTTCGTTCATATCATCGGCTTCGAGCTCAACGAGGCGCTTGCGGTGATCCTTCCGGCCTTCGGCGAACTCGTTAAGGCGCTCCTACCGCTCCTTCCGGTAATCGCCGAGCTCGCCGGAACGCTGATCTCCCAGTTCGCGAAGATCCTCGTCGAGCTCGCCGTAGCGCTCGTGCCGGTGATCAAGGAGCTCGTCGAGCGCCTCGTACCGGTGATGCTGACGATGCTTCCGATCCTTCCGGAGCTCGTCGACGCCTTCCTACCGCTGATCCCGCCGCTCGCCGAGCTCCTACTCGCGCTCACGCCGCTGATCGCCGAGCTCCTGACGCTTCAGTCGAAGGCGCTGGCGAAGCTCCTACCGCTCCTGATTCCGATTATCGAGAAGGTCGTCGAGTTCGCCGCGGCGATCATGACCGACGCCGTGCCGGCCGTTACGAAGATCGTCGACTTCATCCTGCATCTCGGCGACCGGCTCGGCGAGCTCGACTTCGGAGCGATCATCGCGAAGATCGGCGAGTTCGCCGGCTCGATCGCCGGGAAGCTTCTCGAGTGGGGAGGGAAGGTCCTCGAGGCGCTTCCGGGAATCCTCGCCGCGATCGGAACGTGGATCGTCACGACCGGCATACCGGCGCTCGTGACGGCCGTCGTAGGTCTGGCCGGCGCGCTCGTCGGCTGGATCGGTTCCGCTATCGCCTGGCTCGTCCCGAAGCTCGGCGAGTGGCTCGCCGCTCTCGGCGTCTGGATCGTCGAGGAAGCCCTACCGACGCTTCTCTCGAAGGCGGCGAGCCTCGTCGCCGGTCTCCTTCTCTGGATCGTCAAGGCGGCGATCGAGCTTCCGTTCAAGCTCGCCGAGTTCCTCGCGAAGCTCGGCGTCTGGATCGTCACGGAAGCGCTTCCCTGGCTATTCGAGAAGGGCAAGGAGCTAACCGCGGCGCTGCTCTCCTTCGTCGTCGAGGCGGCGAAGTCGCTACCGGGCAAGCTCGTCGAGCTCGGCGCCGCCCTGATCGGCTTCGTCGCCGGCCTACCGAAACAGATCACGGACGCCGCCTCCGGAATGTTCAACGGCGTGGCGAACGCCTTCATCGCGGCGATCAACTGGATTATCCGGACGTGGAACGATTTCAAGCTCGAGGTCCCGGAGGTCGAGATCCTCGGGAAGAAGATCGGCGGCTTCACGCTGGACACGATGAACATCGACGAGATCCGCGGCCTCGCTACCGGCGGCCGGATGTCCGCCGGCGAGGTCGCTCTCGTCGGCGAGCTCGGTCCGGAGCTCTGGCGGCCTCGGAGCGCCGGGACCGTGATCCCCGCGGACCGCCTCGCCGCGCCGGGTCGAGGCGGTACCGGGATGCATATCGACCGGATCGAGGTAACCGGCCAGGAGCGGCCGAGGGATACCGCCGTCGCTCTCACGCGAGAGCTTCGGCGCGTCGCCTACTTCGGCGGCGTGAACTATCAGCCGGCCGGAGCGTCGACGTGAACTACTCGACGAATTCTCCGGAGTACGCGGTCCTCGGCGGCGTCCCGCTTCAGACGCCGGCGTGGGTTCACGAGAACCTGTGGGAGCTCTGGTCGGGACCGGCGACGAGAGGCGGCGACGTGATCATTCCCGGCGCCGCCGGCTCGCGGGGCTATCCGAGGGTCGCCGCGGCGAGATCGGTCACGCTCGAGCTCTCGATCGTCGGCGACTTCGACTGGCAGGGGATCCCTAATCCGGACTTCCGGCTCGGTCTCTGGCGGAACGTGGCGCATCTCCGGACGGTCACGGATCCTCCGATGGCCGGCTCGACGGGAGACGGGTCGAAGCTTCTCGAGGTCGTCACGCCGGCCGGCGTGATCGCCTCGGCGCCGGTCGAGGTCGAGTCGTTCCTGCTGGGCGGCGACCTCGGCGAGTACGCCACGAAGGCGACGATCGACCTCGTGATCCTTACCGGAGCGCTCCGGTGAGCCTTACCGTCCGGATCCTTCGCGGACCGACGCTCGCCTTCGTCGCCGACCTACCGCTCTCGCGCGACCGGCGCTGGCAGGACCAACTGAATCAGCCCGGATCCGGCTCGATCGTCCTTCAGAACGACGACCCGGCGCTACCGGCGATCCTCGACGGCGACGTAGCTCAGTTCCTTCTAGACGGCGTGGTCGTCTTCGCCTTCATCGTCCGGTCACGCGAGACGGCCACGATCGCCGAGACGCCGGACGAACAGACGACCGAGCTCGCGGGACCCGGCGTGCTGGCCGTCCTCGACCGGGCGCTCGTCTACCCGCTACCGGGTCTCGACTCGCAGCCGGTACAGGACCGCCGCCTTTTCTCCTGGCCGGCCTACGACTACGACGACTCGGCGTGGCCGACGGCGGTACCGCTAGCGACGCAGGGCGGCGAGCGCGCTCCGGGTATGGGCTCCGGCGTTCTCCATGACACGGACTCGGCGTCCTACTGGGTCGACGCCACGATGCCGAAGTGGCCGGCGCCGAGCGCCAGCTATATCTGGGCCTCGACCGGACCGGCCGGCGCGCCGATCACCTGGCCGCTCGAGTGGTCGCCGGCCGGCGATGTCTACTTCCGGACGACCTTCACGGCGCCGCCGAACGTGATCGCGTTTCAGTACCACGCGCTATTCGACTCCGAAGGCGAGATCTGGCTCGACGGCCAGCAGATCGCGACCGGGACCTACGGCGAGGAACCGAACGTGAACACGTTCTCCGGCTCCGTACCGCTCTCGGCCGGCGTCCACCAACTCGCCGCGCGGGTCGGTAACGACGTGGATCCCGAAGGCGACGAGCTCCATAATCCCGGAGCGTTCTTGTTCGCCGGTTACGCCGTCGACGCCGCCGGCGGACCGATCTCGCCGGCGCCGCTCGTCGTCTCCGATAGCTCGTGGAAGGTCCTCCCGTATCCGGCCTCGGTACCGGGAATGACGCCCGGCGAGGCGCTCCGTCACGTCGTCTCCGAAGCGCAGGCTCGAGGCGTCCTCGGCGAGCTCGTCCTGACGTTCACGGACGACGCCGATAGCGACGGGTCGCCGTGGCCGGTAGCCGCCGACATCGCGACCGCCGTCGGCGGCGACGTACTGACCTTCGCCCGCGAGCTCTGTACGACCTATATCGACCTCTGGCTCGATCCGGCTACGTGGCGGCTACACGCGTGGGTGCAGGACGGACGAGGCTCTGACCGTCCGGTCGTCCTCCACGGCGCTACGGACCCGTATAGGCCGCTCTCCGGGAACGTCCGAGGGCTCGTCCACCGGCGCGTCCTATGACGACGACCGTTCTGCTCGTCCGCTGGGGACACGGCTGGCATGAGGTCGTCGACGAGGCCGCGATCGGGACCCTCGGCCGGTCCGAGGCGGCGCTCGCTCTCGGCGCTCAGGAGTTCCTCGCCGAAGTGATCCGGGTCGCTACCGGGCAACTCGGCCAGGAACCGCGCGAGGCGATCGAGGTCGACCTCGTACCGACGGCGCCGAGCGATACGCCGTACTCGGCCTTCGGCGTCGGCGATGTCGTCTCCGTCCCGAACTCGGCCGGCGTGACGACCGGCGAGCGCGTGGTCTCGCTGACGGTCGCCGAGGACGAGAACGGCTTCCTCTCCTTCGCTCCGGAGCTCCGCGACGTGATCCTGACGCAGCAGGAACGCTTCGAGCAGGCGATTGCCCGGATGGGTCGAGGCGCTATGGCTGGAACCTCGTCCGTCGCTACGCCGATGCCGAACGTCGTCGAGCCGGCGCCGATCGCCGGCGGCGCCGGAGGACCGGGCGGACCGGAGGTCACCGTCTACTACCAGCGGGATCCGGACTGGGGCCAGCCGTATCCGGAGTTCGAGACCGGCCGGCTGATCCCGTACCACCAGGACGGGACGACGGCGTGGTTTCTCGGCGATGTTGGCTCCGATCCGGCTCCCGCGCCGGTACGCGTCCTGCAGGAGTGGAATAAGCGCTCTCACGACTACACAAACGACTTCTACGAGATCCACGGCCGTCACGGCGGTTTCCCTCACGAGTACGACTTCGTAGTCCTGTTCCCGGTCCTGTACCGGCTTCTCTCGTACTACATCTCCTGGCAGGAACCGGACGGCGGTTTCCCGGTCAACTACTGGCTGAGTAGCGACGCTACGACTCCGACGAACGGGACCTGGCGGGAGATGTCGCTCGACGGCTACGCGAACGACGACGTACCGACGAACTACGCCACGAAACAGTCCTTCTTCTACACGCCGCAGGACGTACGAGCGATAAAGGTCCGGTATAACACCGGCTGGGGTGGTAGCGGCTTCCGTGCTTTCCACTTCTACGGAGACGAGGTGACCTGATGGCCGACGCGTGGACGATCGACGTAAGCCGATGGCAGGGAACGATAGATTTCTACGCCGTCGCGAATTCCGGCGTTCAAGGCGCGTGGATCAAGTGCGCCGGCGCGGACGGCGGCCTCTACGAAGACTCGAAGTGGTGGGCGAACAAGGCCGGCGCCGAGTCGGCCGGCCTCCCCTATGGGACCTACTACTTCGCCTCGCCGGCCTACGCCGACGCTCCGAGGCAGGCGCAGCACGCCGTCTCCCACGGCCACGGCTCCGGAGCGATGTGGCCGGTCCTCGATATCGAGCACAATCCGCACGGCCTCTCGCCGGCCGAGCTCGACGCCTTCGCCGTCGAGTTCTGTAACGAGGTCGGTCGGCTTACCGGACGCGAGTCGATCGTCTATACCGGCGCCTACTTCGGCGTCGGCTTCACGTACGGCCATCCGGTCGGCGACTGTCCGCTATGGGTGGCGAACTACGGCTCGAACTCGCCGAGCACGACGCCGCCGACGAGCTTCTCGCCGGCGGTACCGGCGGCGTGGTCCGACGAGTCGTGGTCGGCGTGGCAGTTCAACTCGACGACGAGGATCGACGGGATACCGGAGAACACGGTCGACCAGAACACGGTGCGATCGGCGTTCTGGACCGAGATGCTAGAAGGCGAACCGCAGGAGGAAGACGAGATGCCTACGAGAAGCGTGGTACGGACGAAGGCCGGCTCGGCGTGGGCTTCGGCTCGCCTCGGCGTTCCGAACGTCGGAGAGGCGTACTGGACGCTCGTCGAGGGGAGCGCGACGGCGCGCTACCTCTGGAGCATGGACCTCGTGAATCAGGAGTGCTTCTGGCTGGGGATCTCGCCGGCCGATACCTGGCTCGTCGAGGACATCTTCATGGAGCAGCGCTACCACCACGAGGTCGAGGACCTCGCCGGAGCGACCGCTACGACGGCGAGCGCGGCCGGCGCCGGCCTATTCGCGATCATCCTCGTCGCTCTACTCTGGCTCGGCCTCGAACTCGGCCTCGAAGCCGACTGGTACGAGCTCTCGCAGTGGCAGATAGCGGGAATCGTCGGCGTGGTCGTGATCGTCGCAGCGCTGATCGCCGCCTTCGTCTCGGCGCAAGGCGCGGCGGTCCTCCGGGCGATCCAGCGGCGCCGCCAGCCGCCGAAGGCCTAGCCGTGGCCGCCGTCCTTCCGGAGTGGCCGGTCGAGCAGCCGGCGGTAACCGCCGACGACCTCGAAATGGTCGTGACGATCAATACGAGCGCGGATATGACCGGCTGGACGTTCGAGGCGGCGATCCGGCGGACGCCTACCGGTCCGATCGTCGCTCACTGGGCGGTCGCCTTCGACGCGCCGGCGCGGAAGGTCACGCTTACGCTTCCGGAGCCGGAGGCGGCGAAGGTCGAGGCCGGCTTCGGTTTCGACCTCCGTCAGACCGCTCCGGATAACTACACCTGGCTCTCCGTCCGGTCGCTGAACCTCCTGCCGTCCTTCTCCTACGAAGGAGCGTGACGCCGTGGAAGCGATCGAGCTCTCGGTCCTACCGGCCGACGAGATCACGCTCGAAGTCGGTACGCCGGAGAACGTGACGCTAACGGTCTCGCTACCGGAAGTGATCGAGCTAACCGCCGGCCACGGCGAGACCGGTCCGGCGGGGCCAGGCGTCGCCGCCGGAGGAACGACCGGACAGGCGCTCGTCAAGGCGTCCGGTACCGACTACGACACGGCCTGGGCGAGCGCCGTAGCGCCGCTTCCGCACGCCTCTACGCACGGCTCGGCCGGTACCGATCCGGTAACGATCACGCAGAGCCAGGTCACCGGCCTTACGACGGCGCTCGCGTCCTACCTTCCGCTTACCGGCGGAACGATGACCGCCGGCGCCTTCGCCGTGCAGGTCTATCCCGACGCCGCCGAGAACGGAATGCTCAACCTCCGTAATCCGAATCCGCTCCACGGCGCGCGGCTCAACCTCATAGCGGCGTCGGGAACGCCGGAGTTCCGCGGACAACGCTCGGGCGGCACCGTGGCCGCTCCGGCTCCGGTCGGAGCCGGAGCCGGACTCGCTCGGATGTTCGGAACCGGATGGAACGGAGCGATCTGGGCTAACGGTCCTCGTATCGACTTCCTTACTAGCGAGGCGTGGGATGCCACCCATACCGGCTCCCGTATGAGCTTCTACGCAACGGACATCGGTACGACGAATCAGCTCGAACGGATGCGGATTACCGGCTCGACCGTCCAGGTCGGCGGAACGCTTACAGACGCCGTAGGCGTTAACGAGCGGCTTCGGATCAATACGCCGACGACCGTCGACGCTCTCGGCGCCGTGCTTCTCTCGCCATCCGGAACGACGATCAAGCCGCTCGTCGTACAGGCGCTCGCCGGACAGACCGCCCACCTAACCGAGTGGCAGGACTCGGCCGGAGCGTCGCTAGCCTCCGTGAAGTCCAACGGAACGATCGGCCTCGGGGCCGATGTCGACCTCTACCGAGCCGGAGCCGATCTCCTGCGGCTTCCCGATTCCGCGATGGTCGGTCGAGGTAACACTAACGGCGTCAGCGGAACGAGCACCGGTCCGGACCTATACGTCGCCGGAGCCGGATTCCGTGACCAGTTCACGGCGGGCAACCTTCAGGTATTCGCCACGTCCACTAGCAACCTAACCGCCGACCAAGGCGCCTCGATCAACCTCGGCGGCGCCTACGGGGCGGCGGGAGCTAATAGCCCCTTCGCCCGTATCGTCGGAGCGAAGGAGAACTCGACGGCCGAGGACTTCGCCGGAGCGCTGACACTGTGGACCCGGCCTATGGGCGGGAGCCTGACCGAGCGCCTGAGGATCAGCAGCGTAGGGATCGTGACGATTCCAGGCCAGCTAGGACTAGGACCGGTCCCGGCGACTAACGCGAACGGCGCCGTCCGTCTCAGCAACAACACCTATATCGCGTGGCGGAAGGCCGACAACTCGGCCAATAGCGTCAGTATCGGCGAGACCGCCGTCGGCACTCTGGCCGTCACCGTTCCGAACGGCGGTATCGACTTCACGGTGGGCGGCGTCCAGAGCGTGATCATGGGCTCGAACCTTCTCCGGCTTCTCGAAGCGACGAACGTGCAACTCGGAACGGTTACCGGTACGAAGATCGGTACGACCGCCCTACAGAAGCTCGGCTTCTTTAACGCAACGCCGGTCGTTCAGCCGACCGCGACGCCGGCGGCCGCTACCGATCCGGCGACGACGATGGCGCTCGCGAACGATCTCCGGGCGAAGCTGATCTCGCTAGGGTTGATCGCATGAACCGACCTCGTGTCCGGATCGTCCGCTTCGTCGTCTCGATCGAGGCGGTCGTCGACGACGGCGAGAACCTCACGCCGCTACCGATCAATCCGGTTCCGTACGCCGCGGCCGACGCCGCGCTATTCGACCTCGGCCATATCCGAGAGGTCCTTCAGCGTCAGGTAGACGTAGGCGAGCTACCGGCCGAGGCGCCGGCCGACGCTCCGGCCGAGACGAGCTAGCGCGGCGGACGGTCGCGCGGCTCGACGCCGATCCAGCCCTTCGACCACGCGTAGGCGAGCGCTACGGACGCTCCGATCCAGACGAGCGCTACGACTCCGGCGATCCGCCATCCGTCCATTAGAAGCGTCCTCTCGTCGGTCCTCGTGGGACCGGAGACTAGCCAGCTAGGCTCGGCCGTGGCGTACCTCCTTCGCTGAGATCAGAGTTGGTCCTCATGATCTCGGCCAAGCCGGTCGCCTCCTGCTAGCGCCCTCCGGCCTACGTTCCTCGACGGCCGGAGGGCGCTCTCGCGTTCCGTCCCGCGCCGACGCCGGCGACGTGACTACGATCCGGCGTTATGGACCAACTCGCTTATGCAGGCGCGGCGATTAACGCTGCACGCGACCTGAAGGAGACGATCGTCCGGCGCGACGGACCCGGCGCCGAGCTCCTTCCGATGCTCGGTCTCTGGCATGACGGACAGTGCCTCGGCTACCTCGTCCTGACCGTCGACCGGCCGAAGGTCCTCGAGGCGTTCCGGACCGCCGTCCCGCGGACCGGCGCCGACATGATCCAGCACGTTCACGAGAGCTACTTCGGCCACTGGCCGGACGACGACGGACCGTCGAAGGACGCGCCGATCGGAACGCTCGAGGCGCTGTTCAAGGCCGGCGACCGCCACGTCCGGGAGATCGTCTGGTGCATGACGGCTACGGCCGAGAAGGCGATCTACGCCGCGCTTCCCTTCGAGTACGGACCGAACCGGACTGTCCGATGGACCTTCCCGGATCTCGCCGAGCCGAAGGAGGCCGAGGTCGTCGAGGGCGCCTTCGGCGAACTACTGGCCGAGGCCTTCGCCGACCCGGACCGGTCGACCGAACCGCTCGCCGCCGTCGGTCTCGACCTCGGGATCCCGGTCTTCACTTGGTACCCGGTCCCGCCGGCGCGTAACGAGCCGTGTCCGTGCGGGTCGGGCCTGAAGGCGAAGCGGTGTTGCTGGGCATGAACGACGACCGTCGCCGCGAACCGCCTCCGGATCCCGAGCTCCACGGACCGAAGGACCTCCCGGATCTCCGGATGCTCCTACTCGACCGGTGGCGACCCGACGGCCTCTACGGTCGAGCGGCCGAGCTCGAGCGGATGATCCGGCTCGACGACCTCTCGACGATCCGGCGCTCCGGCCGGCGGCTGACCGAGCTCGACTTCTCGCTAAAGTACGCGCCGCTATTCGACGGTCCGGCGCTGGCGCGGGCTTCGCTCTGGTGGGTCACAGCCGAGATGTCCGAGCGGATCGTCACGGCGGCGGCGAGCCTCCCGCCGACGACGCTGAACGACGGCCTACCGCTCGACGAGTTCGGCTTCGTCCTGTTCGAGAAGCCGCTCGTCGGTCTCGACGCCGAGGACGAGACGAACACGATCGAGGTCGGAGCGATCCTCTGGGGACGGACGATCGTCCTCGACGACGGTCACCGGGCCTACGTCAAGCACGGCTACGGACCGGACGAGGATCTCCGACCGGGCGATCAGAAGGCGATGACGATCTCGTCCTACGGCCGGCTCTACGGCGGCGCGTGGATCCCGCTCGGCCGGTCCGAGTGGGTCTGGGGCGCCGAGACCGCCGATCCGAACCTCGACGGTCTCGCCGTAAGCCAACTCGCTTCGATGGAGGAAGATCGCCGCTGGCTCTCGACGCTCTGGCTTCTCGCTGCTCAGCCTCTCGTCGTTTCCGTAGCCGATCGTCCGTCTCCGCGGCCGGCGGCCCGCAGATCGGCTCGTAGAGCCCTCTCGTCGGATGTCCGGCTCGTCGACGTACGCCGACGGCTCGTCGAGGCGAAATCGGAGCCCTCAGAGCCCGACGCCGGCCGGAAGGTCGAGTGGTCTCGGCGCTGGATCGTCGGCGGCGAAGACGGCTTCTGGCGTCAACAAGCCTGCGGTCCGCGATGGTCGGAGCATCGGCCGGTCTGGATCGCTCCGTTCGAGAAGGGACCGAAGGATAAGCCGCTCGTCGTCCCGGAGCGCGTCCGGGTCGTCCGGGACGATCCGTCGTGAGCTCGCCGGTCGACTACGAGGCCGAGGTCCGGCATCTCCGGCTCGTCCTCTCCTGCCTTCGGTACCTTCACGACGACGATTTCCTTCCGCTACCGGACGGAGCGCTAGCGATCATCGACACGGCGCTAGCCGATGGGCCGAGCCTCTCGAGCGATGCCGGAAGCGATCTCCGGGCGATCGTGCATCTCGCTCTCGCCGAGGTCCGCTGGCTCACGAACGCACTTCGAGACGCCGGCGACCGCGCGACCGCCGACCGGACGGCCGAGATCTACCGGAAGGTCCGTCAGGCGCTCGACCGCTACGACGAGCGGAGACGGTCGTGAACCGGCGCGACGTTCTCGAGGTCTCGATCTTCGCCGGCGACCGGCTCGTCTTCTCCGACGAGATCGACTGCGAAGGCGGCCTCTCGCTCGACGACGCGCCCGAGCTCGTCGGCAGGCACCAACAGATCGCCGCCTACCTTCTCGAAGGCGGCGCGGCGGTCCGGGTACTACTGCACGATCCGGCCGGCGACCTACCGGACGTGCTGATGGAGCTCGAACCTCGCGCCGCGAACTAGCGCGCGAGGAAACCGACCGAAGGGACGACGCTATGACGACGAACGGAAGCAAGCCGGAGGCCGAGACCGTTACGAATCTCTGGGCGGTGATCGCCGAGGGAGACGACGGAGAAGCCGTAGCGGCGATGCCGACCGGCGGCGAGACGTGGATGCCTCTCGTCTCGAACGTCCTCGAACCGCTACTCGAGCTCGACTTCGCGCATATGGCCGCGGACCTCGGCGGTCGGGTCCACCTTCGGCATTTCAAGGCGGCCCACGACGAAGGCGCGTGGACGGCCGACGGCGAGTCGGCCGAGACGACCGGAGCGCGCCGGATGCGCTGGGGAACCGAGGCCGACTTCGAGCCCGGCGCGCCGCTCGATCCGGAGGCGAACCTCGGCGGGCTATCGGCGCGCGTCGAGCAGGCCGGCCTACTCGAACAGATCGCCTCGTGTCCGTTCATCGTGCAGGTGTGGAACCGGCCGATCAGCGAGGTAACCGAGACGACGACCTCGACGCGCTTCGCCGTCGAGCTCGGCGCGGCGATGCTGTTCGATAAGCCGCTCGTCGTCGCCGCCGTCCGCGGGCAGGAGCTACCCGAAGCCGTCCGCCGGCTCGCCGCCGGCGTCGTCGAGCTCGAGCACGATCCGGAGACCGTCGCCGGTCTCGTCGAGATGCAGGAGAAGCTCGAACCGTTCGATAAGCGATACGGAGCGGACTCGTGACGGCCTCGGTCGACTCGGTTCGGATCGGCGTCGGTCGGCTCGTCGACGGCTGGGCGGTGATCGTCGAGGTTGCCGGCGACGAGGGCGAGAAGGAGATCCTGATCGGTAGCGCTCGCTTCGAGACCGAAGCCGAGGCGACCGTTCTCGAGGGCGAGTTCCGGGACGAGTTCGTAGCGCGGATGCAAGCTGAGGGCTACCTAGCCGTCGTCGAGGATCTCCGGTGACCTTCCTAGACGATCTTCCGAGCGATGACGAGCTAGTGGCCGCGTTCGAGGCGCTCGTCGAGGTCGCCGAAGCGGTCCGAGCGATGCAGGTCGCCTACCGCCGGATCGAGACCGGAGACGATCCGGACGAGGAAGCGGCCTTCGTCGCCTTCTACGCCGAGGCGGTCGGTCGGGTCCTCGCTCTCGAGCTACCGGAGGTGAACCGGTGAGCCGGCCGAAGGATCAGACCGAGGGGATCTGGATCTCGTCCGAGCCTTGTGACGACGGCTCCTACGTCGCGACCGTCTCCGTCGACGGCGATCGGATCTGGGCGCTCTCGCCGTTCAAGCTCCGTCGCTATGCCGCCGGCGCGCTCCGAGCGGTCGCCGAGGCAGAGTACGAGGCGGCGATCTTCGTGCAGCTACGAGACGCCGGAGCGCCGGCCGATAGCGTCTTTGCCGCGATCGCGGCCTTCCGGCACCTTCGGCCGGCTAACGCCGCGGCGAAGGAGAGCTCGCTTCGCTACGAGCCTGGCCTGACCGCCGCCGGTAAGCCGTTTCTTCTCGTCATCGTCGACGATCAGGCGGTAGGGCAACTGACGCCGGAACTACTTCGCCGTCACGCCGCGTTCGCCTACGAAGCGGAAGCCGTCGGCGATCTCGACGCTACTTACCGGAAGATTCTCCGGGAGGTCGTCGAGCTCTCGGAGGAAGAAGCGCTCGAAGCGGTCTCCGACCTCTCGTCCTTCCGGAAGGAGTACGACGGATGAAGCGGACGCCGGCGACCAACAAGCTCGGTCCGGCGTGGTCCTGGCTTAGCTGGGCGGACCTCGTAGCGATCTCGGCCGGCGACGAGCTCGCCGCCGAGCTCGACGAGGACGATATCGACTTCGTTCTCTGGGAACGGACGGCCTATCCGCTCGCCGACGTGGCGACCGTCTACGCGCAGCTAGCGCGCTGGTGGCTCGGTAAGTACGACGACGAGCTCGTGAGACCGGCCTACGGCTACGAGGACGATCCTCCGGAGGCCGAGTTCGCCGGTTGGGCCGAACTCCGCTGGGGAGAGCTCTACGGCCTCGTGAGACGGCTTCACGACGGCCGAGACGTGGCGGTCGTTCCGTTCCTGTTTACGTGGGCCGTAATCGTCGGTCGGGATATCGCCGGCTCGTCGTTCTACGACGACCGCTGGTGCTACCGGTCGTCCGAGGCGGCGATCCGCGCGGCGACACTCTGGGACGGGACCGGCGAGCCGGAAGGCTGGCATCGTCACCCGTTCTCCGGCCGCCGTCGAGAGAACGGAGATCCGGCTACGGAGGTCGTCCGGGACTAGGATCCGGCTCGCCTCGCCGAGTGGACGCACCGGTCCCGCCGGAAGCGCGCCGAGCGGGGCTATCCACCGGGAAGGCGTCTTCTGCCGAAGGCGTCTTCTCGGCCGTTAGGCGCAGGAGAGGGCCTAAATCTAGGGTCCTACAGTGTACGTCCGAACTAGGTCCCGACTAGGTAAGTCTCCTTGGGGACTTACCTACTGATTACCTAGTTAGAATGGTCCCCTCGGCCGGCGATCGCCGCCGGCTCGGACGAGAGGACCTACCGATGATCCCGAACGCCTTACGGCCACCGGCGAGGCCGTGGCTCTATCGGCTCGACGAGTTCGAGCGGGCCCGCGTCGCGCTCGATCAGTTCCTCGCGGCCGTCGTCTGGCTCCGCGCTAACGACGTGGCGCTATGAGTCGCCGGATAGCGAGCCGGCGGGTCGTCTCGGCCGTCGTCCTCGTAGCGATCTACGTCCGGATCTCGAAGGACGAGTACGGCCGCGAGCTCGGCGTCGACCGGCAGGAGGAAGCCGTCCGGGACCGCCTCGATCGGGAATTCGGTCCCGGTCGCTACGAAGTCGTCCGCGTCTACTCGGACAACAACATCTCCGCGTGGTCTGGCGCGAAGCGACCGGAGTACGAGGACCTTCTCGTAGACGCCGCGGCGCGCCGGTTCGATCTCGTCGCCGTCTGGGCTACCGACCGGCTCTACCGCCGGACCGAGGATCTGACCGACATCATCCGGGCGCTCGGCGAGAACCCGGACGACGGCGTGGAGCTTCTCGCCGTGCAGGGCTCCTACTACGACCTCACGACGGCCGACGGCCGCTACTACGCCCGGATGGACGCCGCTCGAGCTCAGCACGAGTCCGATCGGAAGTCGGAACGGATCCGGCTTCAGCGGGCGCAGGCTCGCTCGCTCGGTCACGCGCCGGAGCGCGCCGGCTTCGGCTACCGGCGGATCTTCCTCGGTCGCCACGCCGGCGCGACGCTCGAAGTGATCGAGCACGAGGCCGAGACGCTCCGGCTCGCCGCCGAGGCGATCCTCGACCCGGTGACGCCGGCGACGCAGAAGGACGCCGCCGGCTTCCTGAACGGAGCCGGACGGTTCCGCCGGTCCGGGAAGCCGTGGGATCCCTCGGACCTGCGGAAGTCGCTTCTCTCGCCGACGGTCGCCGGCCTGATCGCCGACCCGTACGCCGACCCGGACGACGACGAGGCCTACTTCGTCGGCCTCTGGGAGCCGATCTTCGACCGAGCGACGTGGGAGCTTCTCCGCGCCGAGCTCGCGAAGCCGGAACGGAAGCACTCCCGGAAGCGCGGGACCTACCCGCTCCGCGGGACGCTCGTCGATCCCGCCGGCCTCTGGCTCCGAGGTTGCCGGCTTCCGACGGCCGGCCAGACCGGACCGGGCGCCTACGGCCGGCGCGGGTACCGCTCGCCGAAGGACGCCGCACAGAAGGTCACGATCGACGCCGGCCGGACCGAGACGCTCCTGCAGGATCTCGTCGGCCTCTACGTCGGTCTCCTGCCGTGGGACGCCGACGCCGTACCGACGCCGGCCGAGGACGGGAACGAAGTCTCCGAGATCGAAGCCCTGATCGCCGAGCTCGCCGAGGAACGCGGGAAGCGGACGATCACGAAGGCCGAGTGGGAGAAGGCGCGGACGCCGCTCCTGGCCGATCTCGAGCGGGCGCGGGCGAAGGAGCCGGAACGCCGCCGGTCGCTACCGGCGTCGAAGCGGCACGACGACATCGCGAAGCGCTGGGAGCTCGCCGAGGACGACGGCGGGATCTCCGAGGTCGAGCGCTGGCGCGTCGTCAGATGGGCTCTCGGCGAGGTGACGGTCCTTCCGTCCCACGGCGGCCGCTGGGCGGCGTCGGAGAAGGCGATCCGGAAGCGTCTCGTCGTCGGCGCCGGACCTCTCGCCGAGGTCCTGCCATGAGCATCCGCTGCACGCGGCGACCGAGCTCGGGATCCGCCATCCGTGCCGGAAGGCCGATGTCCTCGGCCCACTCCCGCAGCAACCGCTCGCGCTCGGCGTCCATGCCGGCCAGCTAATCCCGAATAGGTCCGGATAGCAACCGGCGATTTAGCCGGTATACCTGCCTCGAAACCGAAGCCGGCAGTCTCCTGAATAGAGGCTGCCGGCTTCCTGCATTACGTGCTTGTAATTCATAGTGCGCACTGTGCATAGGTTGCGCTTTAGGTGCATAGTGCGTACCGTGCGACGAGGAACGTGAGGTCAGGACCACTCCGAGGGGGAGATCCGGCCGACCTCCGTAGCCGTCGGCTCGCCGGCTTCGCGCTGTCCGCGCGTAGAGCCGGCGCCCTCAAGCGCCATAGGAGGCCTCTCGTGCCGCGCCCTATAACGACTAAACCCGCGCCCGTTCGGTCGCACCCTGTCAGGCCTTCTGACGCGGCCGTAGGCGCCTTCATATCGGCCGCGCGGGTCGCCGCCGACCTCAGCCAGCGGCAGGTAGCCCGGTCGCTCGGCGTCCACGAGTCGACCGTCAAGCGATGGGAGACCGGCGATCAGCGGCTCCTGTTCTCGTGGGCCATTCAGCTTCTTCAGCTTTACGCCGGCTGGGGAACGATCGACGGAGACGAGACCGGCGCGCCGTGGGCCGAGGTCCTCGGTAGCGCTCTCGAAGCCTCGTGACCGGCCTGCAGGTCGCGCCGCCGTCGAAGCTGCCGCGGCGCGGCGAGGTCCGGGACACGAGCCGGCAACCGGACGATCTCGTCCTCTACTCGGTCACGACCTGCCTCGGCGTTCTTGAGAAGCCGGCGCTCGTACCGTGGGCCGTGAACGTCACCGCCGATCGGGTCGTCGAGCGGTTCCGGCTCCTGCAGCGCCGGCTCGAGGAAGAAGGTCCGGAGTCGGCCGTGAAGTACGTCCGGGATCTCCGCTGGGATAACGGCGGGAACCTCTCGGACGCGGCGCTCGGGACCCTGGCGCACAAGCTATTCGACACCTACGCGCTCGACGGTCGCCGGCCGGCGGTGACGGCCGACCTGCATCCGGACTTCGCCTCGAAGGGAAAGCTCCTGACGGACGAGGACGTTCGAGCGGTCTCCCGGATGCTCGATCAATTCGACCGGTTCCTTCAGACGTTTCAGCCGGACTACCTCGGCTGCGAGACCGTCGTCTACCACTCGACCTACGGCTACGGCGGCCAGGCCGACGCCTGGCTCTCGATCGACGGCGTTCGCCTGATCGCCGACTACAAGACGAGCCGGACCTCGTACACCGCGGCGGGCAAGGAGAAGGCGCCGTACCCGGAGGCCGGCCTGCAGCTAGCCGCCTACCGCTACGCCGAGGCGGCCGCCATCTGGCGCGCTCGCCGGTACTCGGCTTCCGGAAATGGCAACCGGTCGAGGCGCTACTACCTACTGAACGAGGACGAGCGCGCCGCGGCCGTCCCGGTCCCGGAGGTCGACGGCGGCGTAGTGATCCACGTCTCGCCGGACCGCTTCGGCGTCTACCCGGCGCGCTGCGGCGAGCGCGAGCACGCCGCCTTCCTCTACACGCTCGAGTGCGCCCGCTGGTTGTTCAACGAGGCCGGCAACGTCATCGGCGACGAGATGGCCGCTCCGTACCCGCTACCCGAGACCGGCGATCCCTTCGCCGGCCTGCCGACCGACTAGGAGGACCACCGTGATCAGAGGCCGTATCGAAAGGATCTCGCCGGCTCTAGCGAAGGATTACCTGAACCTGAATACGGACAACTGGCGAAAGGTGAACGCGAATCACGTCCACCGGCTCGCCGCCGACATGGAGCGCGGCGAGTGGGTGATCGGGACGGGAACGATCGACTTCGGCGAAGACGGGAAGCTCGGCGACGGTCAGCATCGGCTTCTCGCCGTCGTCGAGTCCGGCGTGACCGTCGAGTTCCTCGTCCGGCGGAACGTTCCCCTCGCCGTGATCGAGAACACGGATACGGGACGCCGGCGAACCTTCGCCGATCTCCTGGCGCATCGCGGCGAAGCTCACGCGACGGCGCTCGCCGCCGGTACGGCGCTGCATCTCCGCTGGGCCCGCGGCGTGCCGGTCTCCGGTGGCGATAATCCGACCTTCTCGGCGCTGACCGCGTGGCTCGACGGTCACGACGGCCTCCGGCCGGCGACGAAGCCCGGCGCGGCGCTAAGCCGATCCGTCGGCATGAAGGCGAGCATCGGTACGGCGATCTCCTACGAGTTCGGCCGGATCGACGAGGACGAGGGACCGGCCTTCGTCTCGCTGCTGATCTCCGGCTCGAACCTCTCCGACGACTGCTCGATCCTGCATCTCCGGCGTCAGCTTCAGAACAGGGCGGCCAGCCGGTACCGGATCACGCCGACCGACGAGCTCGCCTTCACGATCAAGGCGTGGAACGCGTGGATCTCCGGGACGCCGGTCCGGGTCCTCAACTATCGCCGAGGCGGCGCGAAGCCCGAACCGTTCCCGGTACCGATCACCGCCGACGGCCGGACGTGGGAGGTCCGGTGAGACTCGTCGACGAACAGCGCCGGCTTCGAGAGCGCGGGAAGATCCGCATCGGCTACTCGACGCTGAACGAACGCGGAAAGAAGATCCCGCACAAGCTCGAGCGGTTCCGGTTCACGTCTCCGGACCGATCGGCGATCGAGCAGGTCGCTTCCGTCTACGGCGGGACGATCGAACCGTGGGCCGAGGGCGATCGGCGCGAGTGGCAGGTCTTCACGGAAGCCTCTGAAATCAGCGTCGTCTTCATAACCGGCGGCGTCGCCTTCTCCCAGAGCCGAGAGCAGTGGCAGGGCGGGCATCTCGTCCGGATGTGTGACGGCGAGACGAGCTATACCCCGCAGGCGAAAGGCCGGATGAAACCGGAGCCGTGCGTCTGCGATCTCGACGGCGAGCCGCTCTGCTCGAAGACGACGCATCTCGGCATGATCCTTCCCCACGTCGTCGGCCTCGGGATCTGGTCGCTCGTGACGAAGGGCCACAATGCGGCGGCCGAGCTCGCCGGCTCCGTCGAGTTGATCGAGTCGGCCTTCGCCGCGGGCCTCTACCGGGTCCCGGCGCGGCTGCTGATCGAGCTCCGGGAACGCCGGCGGATCATCGACGATAAGGCCGTCGTCCGGAAATTCGCCGTCCCGGTCCTCGACCTCGATACGTCGATCGCCGCGCTCGGTTCCCTACCGCCGGCGTCGCTTCCCGCCAGAGAAGCCCTGAGGGCCATAGGCGGCCCTGCGGAGATCTCGGTCGGCGAACCTACCGGATGGCGTCCGGTCGATCAGGAGGCGCTACCGCCGGCGCCGGCCGCACCGTCGTTCGCCGATCAGCTAGCCGGCGTCGAGAAGGATCCGAAGCCGCGCAAGAACACCGCGCCGAAGCTACCGGCCACCGGCCTCGCGCCGAGGACGGCCGCGCAGGTCGCCGACGAGAAGGTCTGCTCGGCCTGCGGGAAGGCCTACGGAGACGGACCGCTCGTCCGGAATCCGGAGGTCGGCGGGTCGCGATACGTTCACCGGGACTGCCGGCCGGCGGTCGAGACCGTCGTCGAGACGACGGCGCCTGATCCTGCCGGCGGTCGGCGGCAGGACGCCGGTCGGAGCGGCTCGTCTAGCGAGGCCGTGGGGCTCGCTGAACCCGCTCCGGCCGGCGCAGGCGTTACTACGACGAGCGAACCGGAACCGGAATCCGAGACGCCGGCGAAGAAGGCGCCGACCGGCTTCCGGCGCGGGATGACGGCGAATCAGCACAAGAAGTGCTTCGCGCTGATGGCCGAGGCCTTCCCGGCGTGGGACGGCTCGACCTCGACGGAGGTCGACGCCTACCGGAAGGAAGCCGAGCTCGGTATCGCCCGCTGGGCGGGCGCGTCGGCCGACATCTCGTCGAGGACGGATATCCCCTACGGCGTCGCCGACCCGCTAATCAAGGCGCTCGAGCTCGTCCAGTCCGGCCGCTGGGTCTGGAACGGCGAGGCGCTATTCGACGCCGTGGACGGTAACCGGATCGTCTTCGCCGAGGTCGACTGGTGAAGGTCCTCGGCATAGACCCGTCGTCGACCTCGACCGGCCTCGCTCGACCGGACGGCTCGGTCCGCCTCGTCCGGCTCTCGTCGCTCTCGAAGGGATCGAAGGTCGGCGTCCGGATGGGTCGTATCGCCCGGATCGTCTCCGAGGTCCGTAGCGAGATCGAGCGAGCCGGCGGTCTCGATCTCGTGGCGATCGAGGGCTACTCCTACGGCTCGACCTTCGGGGCGATCGGGCAGGCCGAGCTCGGCGGGATCCTGCGGTGGGAGCTCTGGCAACAGTCGATCGTCGTCGTCGAGCTCGCGCCGAAGACGCTGAAGAAATTCGCGACGGACGACGGCCGAGCGACGAAGACGGCGATGGTGATCGCGGCGCGGGAACGACTGGGCTACGAAACCGTATCGGACGACGAGGCCGACGCCATCTGGCTCCGAGCGGCCGGCCTGGCGCTTCTCGGCCATCCGCTACCGGCGGTCCCGGTCTCGAGGATCCGCGGCCTCTCGAAGACGGTCGAGCGGTGAGCGCGCCGAAGTCCGATCCGAGGCCGACGCCACGCCGGCGTCTCGAGTGCTGCCGGCCGTGGGACGACCTTCCGGCCGACGAGCGAGCGACGTGGAAGTGGCAGGTCCTCCACCAACTCGGCCATTCCCGCGTTGCCTTCTCGCCGGGTCACTACGCCGGCGTCGCGCGGATAACCGAGCTCGAAGCGAAGGCGCTGATCGACCGGGCCTATCACCGTAAGTGGCTTTTCCACACGGATATCCCCGGCCTGTGGGTAGGCCGGCTCTCCGCTAAGGGACGGTAACGAAATGCCACGGATTCGCACGATTCAGCCGGATATTGCCGAAGATGAACGACTAGGAAAGTGCTCGCGTGACGCACGTCTCACGTTCATTCTCTGCATAACTATCGCCGACGACGCAGGAATATTCAGGGGAAGTGACCTGTACCTCAGGCATCGGCTGTTCCCCTATGACGACGAGACGCTGACCGCCGAGAGCGTCGGCTCCTGGCTGGCCGAACTCGTCGCCGTCGGCCTCGTCCGGATCTACGAGGCCGACGGAGAAACCTTCGCTGAGCTCGTCGGATGGGCGAAGAATCAGCGTCTCGATAACGCCGGCCGGTCGAAGTATCCGGCGGCGCCGTCGGGACTGTCCGTGACCGGCGATGACGTGACGCCGGCCACACGGAATAGTTCGCCGCGAAATTCCGCGGAATTCCGCGGTTCGCCGCTGGAAGGGGAGAGGAGAGGAGAGGAGAGGAAAGGAGGGGAGAGGAGAAAACAGGGGACGCGTGCGCGCGACGCCGATCCGTGCTTCGATGGCCACGGCGCCGGCCGGAAGTCCTCACCCCCCGTGCTTTCGACCTCGGCCTTCGGATCCGTCTGGGACTCCTGGCCGGCGGTGAAGCGGCAGAGACCGACCGACGCCGAGGCCGCGTGGAACGGCGCCGTCTCCGAGACGACCGAGGAACGGCTTCTCGAAAGTGCAACCGCTTGGTTGCGCTACTGGGACGACGAGAAGACGCCGACCCGGTGGATCCCGCGTCTCGACCGCTGGCTTCGTAACGGCGACTGGAAATACGCGCCGCCGTCGAGCAACGGCGACGAAGCGCGTCTCGAGCGAAAGCGCGCCGTCGTCGAGGACTTCCTGAACGAAGGAGGCCGGCCGTGATCGACCGAGCGAAAGTCGCCGAGTGCTACACGCTGGCGATGACCTCGCATCACCGGGACGTGAAGTCCGAGGAACTCCGCGCCTGGCACGCCGTTCTCGAAGCGTCCGGCGTCGACGGCGACGCGGCCGTACAGGCGACGATCCGGCTCTGCATGGAGCCAGGAGGCTTCCCGCCGACGCCCGGAGACGTGATCGCCGAGGTGCTCGCCGGGACGACGCCGCCGGCTCTCGACGCGGCGATCGGCTTCTACCTGGCCGGCGACTGGGACGCGCATCCGCTCGTCGCCGTGGCCGCCCGGAACGTCTGGTGGGACCGGCGTAACGCTCAGGATCAGGCGGTCCGGCAGTTTCGCCAGTTCTACGCCGCGGCGATCGAGGCCGAGTCGAGTCGACGCCGAACGGCGACCGAGCTCGTCCGGATCGGCGAGGTCCGAGCCTTCGAGTTCCGGGATCAACCGGCGCTCGCTTCCGGAGAAGCCGATGACCGATGACGTGTCCATGCCGGAACATCGTCCCGTCCCACGGCTGGCATCGCTGCCAGGACTGCGGGAAGGAGATCAAGCGATACGGGACCGTAGCGGAGGCTCTGGCTTCGATGCGGAGCGATATCGACGGCGCGCGCCAGCGGAAGCCATCCGGTCTCCGGAAGCCGCCGCCGCCGCCGGACGGCACTGGTGCGCCGGCTGCGGGCAGACCGAGAATCCCGACGGCGCCTACCGGATCTGCGGCGAGTGCTTCCACGTCTTCCCGTCCGAAGACGAACTAATTCGCCAGGACTACGAGATGAAACTCGCCGGTAGAGCGCTATTCGCGGACGACCGTGGAGCGCCGCTACCGGCCGAAACAGGAGACGAGGTGTGGGTATGTCCGGTCTGCTGTCACGACTTCTGATCTGGATCGAAGCCGATCCGGTCCGAACCGCTCGGGACTGGCGCGCCGAGGCGATCGAGCGCCGGATCGAGGTCGAGATCCTTCGAGAGCTCGTCGTCTCGATGGCGCTCGGTCTCGAACGGGAACAGCTACCGAATCAGGAGCGGGAGATGCTCGACGCCGTACTCGGAGGGGAATCATGAACGATCTCAACTGGCCGGAAGCGGCGCTCTGGATGACCGTCGTCGTCATGATCACGGTCCTGATCCTCGGCTTCTTCGGAGCGGGAAGGCCTCGGCGGTGAGGCAGGCGGGACTCTGGGACGAGCCGGATCCGGTCGAGGCGGCAAAGGCGCGTGACGCCGGGATCGCTATGGCGGCGTCCGGCGTCTCGACGGCGTGGCGGTCGGCGGCGAGAGAAGCGATACGTAACCGCTCGGTTGCCCTCGACGACTTCACCGCGGACGACGTTCTCGAGGCGCTCTCGTCGGCCGGCGTCCCGCTAACCGGCGTGAACCTGGCCGCGCTCGGTCCGATCTTCCTGGCCGCGGCGCGTGCCGGCGAGATCCGAAAGACGGGATCGCTACGGCCGAGTCGGTTCGCTCGACGACATCGGGACCTGACCGTCTGGGAGCGAAGTCCGCGGAACGTTCTCGCCGGCTTGGCATACTCGGATCCCTCGACGTGACGGACCGGGCAACCCGTCTCGGCGAGTTTCCCTAGTGGAGCCGGCGCCCTAGCCCGGCGCCGGCTCTGCGACCGGAGGCTTAGGCGATGGGCTGGGAGCGAAGCACGAGGCGTAAGCGGCTTCCCGTCGACTGGGCTCGACGCCGGATCCTCGTCCTGCAGCGAGACCGCTACCGATGCCGACGCTGCGGCGCTACGGCGACGGAGGTCGATCACGTCGTGCCGGGAGACGATCACCGCCTAACGAACCTGCAGGCGCTCTGCAAGCGATGCCACGGCTCGAAGACGGGTACCGAGGGCGCCGCGGCCGTGGCCGGTCGTCCTCGACGGACTCCGCCGCGTCCCGAGCTCCGAGCCGAGCGTCCTATCGAACAGCATCCCGGATTTGTGAAACCGGAAACGAAACGGAGGAATCCATGATGATCACTGACCTGGCCGCCCTGACCGAGGAAGTCGTCGAGGACCCTGACCCCCGGTCGGCTACCCGCCGGCTACTCGACGCCATCGTTCGAGCGATCCGGCAACTGTCCGTCGACGACGATCCCGAGAAGGTCGATCGCTTCGCCGACGAGCTCGCCGCGGCGAGCGACGATCTCTCGATCGGCGTCGTTCGCAACTCGTCGCTCGACGATGGGTCGCTCGATCCCGAGCCGAAAGGGCGGGCGATGGGCGCGGCCGGACTCGAGCGGGAGCCGTCCGAGGACGCCTCTCGACTTCAGGATTGAGTCAGGACCGCCGCCGGAGGACCGATCCGCTCTGTGGTGATCTAAGCCTTCGAGATGGCGTTTGGCATAGACCGTACCGGAGAGGGTCCCGAAGGCCGTTAGAAGGCGAAATAGAGGCCTCTCGTGCAAAGTGAGACCGGGGAGGGGACCCCCCTCCCCGGTCCTCGAC